AGCTCTACGGCTTCCACTACGTGGCTTGGGAGCGATTCTGATAACTCTAACCACGCGCTGGAACTTGTTCCTTTTCATGGTGCTGACTACGCTGCCAATAATGGTGGGCCCTCATTTGGCTCCATGGTCCGAGCTCAGTTCGGCTCGTTTAACAACTGGGCTGGGTCTGGGCGGACAACAACGGGCATTGGACTACAAGCGGCCTGCCAGGGGGGCGGCGTACATGACAGGGTACTCAGAGATTACAGCCCTAACCCTCTTAATGGTATTGGCCTCTTACTCCCAAATGTTGTCAGTCTCAACGTCAGTAACGAGTTCCTGTCTCCGATTGGTGTAGTGCCTGGTATGCGGTACATGGACATGACCAACTATCTCCCAGGCGATGAGTTTACACTCGGAACAGATACATGGAAAGTCTTCCCCTGGTACACCAAGGGTGGTATTGGGCTTAACAGAGGCATTGCCTACCTTAAGGTGACCTAAGTGGCAGTCATTGATACCTACGCACTCATACGGCCTGACAGTAGAGTAGCCCCGACGCCTGACTACAGTCCTCAGTTGGGCGAGTTAACACAGGTTGACAATAGCCCCCCGGTACAGCAGTACACGCGGGCTAATGACGCCTTCGTATCTGTGTCGTCCACCTTACCAATCTCTGAGGTAGGCAGCAGTGTAACGGTTAGCCGGATGCCGTCTTTCCTGGACGATTACTATTACCGGGTTCACATAAACCCTGGCAAGGTGGACCTTAACAACCTTCTTTCGTCCCAGACACGCACTGTGGAGGTCTGGAGCGCGTACTTTTCGTCTAATCTCCTGTCTGGCATATCACAAAGCGGTACGGACGGTATAACGTTGTCGGCGGCACAGGAGCCCCCAACGTTATTTGGGATTCTTGAGTCCAGGAACTATACACTAAGTGTCTCAACTAGCGGCTCCCCGATCATTGATGCCCAATACACGTTTGACTTTGCCCAATCGGAGTCAACTCTACAGGTGGTTGGCAGGCGCGTACTGGTGTGGCCGTTTGTGCCTCAGACAGCCCACAGAGAGTCTCTGGAGTGGCAGACGGACATAATCAAGAGCTATGCCGGCGAGCAGCGCCTGGCCCTGAGGGCTGAGCCCAGACAGTCGTTTAACTACACTTACATGTTGACGCCGGAGGAATTCAGCAGAGCGAAAGCGATCTCATACCAGTGGGCACACAGGGTGTACGGTGTACCCGTTTGGTCAGAGCTTACCCACGTTGGACCTCTCCCGATGGGCGCAACCTACATATCTGTGGATACGACCGTGGCTGATTACAGGGAGAACGATGTAATCGTGGTGTGGGAGAGTAGCAGCAGTGAAATGGCGGTCGAGATAGCCACCGTCCAGGCTGACAGCGTTTCGCTTAAGTTGCCACTTTCTAGAGAATTCACAAATGCGTACGTTGCCCCCCTCAGGTTTGCCAGGGCTTACAACGGTATCGAATACTCGCGGTCAGGTAATGAGGTCGTAGTGTCGAAAGCAACCTTCTCTGTAACACAGAACAAGGACCTTAGTGCTTCTGCAGGGTACCCAACATACCGGGGCAAGGACGTAGTGACAGACCGTACTATCGTTGTTGGCGACATCTCCGAGAAGATCTTTAGGCCTGTAGACATATTTGATAACGGCTCTGGTCCTGTTGAGGTTGATACACAGGCTAACTGGGTAGAGCACCACCAGGTTCTAACCTTCAGCACAAGGAACAGAGTTGAGCGCTGGAGAGCACGAAGATGGCTACACAGCCTCAGGGGAAAGCAGGGGGCATTCTGGCTTATCTCGTGGAACCCAGACCTTGAGGTTACCTCGGACTTTAACTCCTCATCAACGGGGCTTGTAGTTAAAGCTATAGGCTACCCAACGCTCTACGGTGTAAAGGACATCATGATCCAGCTAAAGAGCGGCGCTCGGTTCTTTAACCGTATTCTCAGCGGAGCTGCGAGCGACGGGGGTACAGAGACCCTGAGTCTCCTATCCCCTATAGGGGTTACAGCCGCCGCCATAGACGTTGATATGGTTTGTTTCATGTCTCATGTAAGGCTTGACTCTGACTCAATAGAGATGAGCCACGACTACACAGGACAAGTGTCCATCAATGTTGCTGTTACAGAGGTACCAGAATGACCTATGCAGCTTACGAAGCCTCCTCAGCTAGTGGCGCCCCGGTCGAGTGCTATGAGTTCATCCAAGGTTTGAGCAAGTGGTACTACATATCGGGCACGCAGGAGTTTAACAGCTTGGGCCGGGTATTTGTCCCCTCCCATATCAAGAGGGACAGGATTAAACAGGGCGAGGACGCGCTGAAGGAGACGCTCACGCTCACGTTCACTCGAGGTAATGAATTCGCAGCGCAGTTCCTTGGGTTCGCGCCGGATGTCATAACAACTGTGAACGTGTACAGGCTGCATTGGACGGACCCTGACAAACAACTCATACAGTATTGGAAGGGTCGAGTAGCTGGGGCCAAGGCTGACGGTAATACGATTCAAGTCGAGTGTGAGTCTGTGTTTACTTCCATAAAGCGTCCGGGACTTAGGGCCAAGTTTGAGCTCAGTTGTCGGCACACCCTGTACGCTAGGGGGTGCAATGTCAACCAGGAAGCTTACATGTTTTCCGGGAGTCTGCTCTCCGTCGCTAACGGTATTACCCTGACTGTTCAAGGTTCAGGTGTTTTCCCTGGTGGGTACTTTGCCGGGGGCATGGTGTTTAGCCCAGACTATAGCAGCAGGTTTATCACTGCCCACAGCTCAGACCAGATCACAATATCCAGGCCGTTTAACAACCTGGTCGGGGGGACCATCCTAAAGCTGTACCCAGGGTGTGACCACCTAAGGACCACCTGCAACACCAAGTTTAATAACCTGGATAATTTTGGCGGTTTCCCGTGGATACCAATCAAGAACCCCTTTGAGTCCAGCTCTATTGTGTGAGGTAACGTATGTGGTGGTATGTAGCTGCGTGGGTTGCGTCGTTTGTCATTAGCTACGCGCTGATGCCTAAGGCGCAGAGCGTAAAGCCTCCCGGGCTGGACGAAATCAAAGCCCCAACTGCCGAAGTTGGCAGGGAGATACCGGTGCTGTTTGGCCGGAGAAAGCTTGAAGGTCCGAACGTAGTCTGGTACGGGGACATCAAGCTAGAGGCTATCAGGAAGAAAGGAGGCAAGAAGTGACCAACATTGTTGTCAGAATTGAGCACTGCCGTAAGTTGCTTTACTGCAGCCGAGGGATACGTGAACTGTTCGCCCGGTACAACCTGGACTACGGTGACTTTCTTGCCAACGGCATAGATTCTCAGGTACTCCTTGAGGCGTCTAACTACGACGCTATGGTGGAAGCTGCTGTGGAGGTGGCTCGTGGGGAAGAGTAAGAAGGTAACTGTGGGGTACAAGTACTATGTGGGTATGCACATGGTACTTTGCCACGGCCCAGTTGACTCGGTTACGGCCATAGAAGTTGACAACCGTACAGCCTGGTCTGGTACCTCTACCGGGGGCAGCATTTCCATCAACAACCCGGACCTTTTTGGCGGCGAGGGCCGGGAGGGCGGCATCGTAGGGGCCGTGGACATCCTGATGGGGGGAACAACTCAGGGGAGGAACGACTATCTGCAGTCCAAGCTAGGCACCGATATTCCAGCCTTCCGGGGCGTGCTCAGCGCCGTGCTGCGACAGGTCTACGTCGGTGTAAACCCATACCTAAAGAGCTGGTCTTTCTGGGCGACGAGGAGAAACACGAGGCTTGACGGGCAGCCCCAGTGGTACCCCGGTAAGGTTGCTATTGGCAATGACATGAACCCTGTGCACATTGTCAGGGAGTGCCTGACAGACCCGTCGTGGGGGATGGGGTACCCAGAGGCCGATATAGATGACGCATCTTTCACAGCAGCTGCCGATACACTGTTCGCAGAAGGACTTGGGATGTCGCTGTTGTGGGATAAGTCAATGCCCCTCAACGAGTTCCTAACTGAGGTGTTGAAGCATATCGACGGAAGTCTGTATGTCAGCCGATCCACGGGTAAGTTCACTCTAAAGTTGATACGAGGTGGGTACAACGTAGCGACCCTCTTAGAGCTTAATGAGACCAATGTCTCTAAGATTGCTGACTTTAAGCGCAATACTATCGGCGAGCTGGTGAACTCGGTGACCGTTCAGTTTTGGGACGGAACTACGGGTAAAGACAACTCCGTCACCGTGCAGGACATCTCCCTGGTCGCTCAGCAGGGTGCCACGGTAGGCACCACGATTCAGTTCCCCGGTTTTACCACTGGGGAGAACGCTACAAAAGCTGCCTCCCGCTCTCTTAAGGCGTTGTCCACCCCACTCGCTAGTTGCACGATCTACGCCAACAGGGCAGCGAGCGGTCTAAACGTGGGGGATGTCTTTAAGCTTAACTGGCCTAGATTCGGGGTTACGTCTCTCGTAATGCGGGTGAGCAACATAGAGCTCGGTGCCCTGGACAACAATGAGATTCGAATCACAGCGGTGGAGGATGTGTTTGGGACGTCCTCGGCTATTTACGCCCCGCCCCCGCCTAGCGAGTGGACAAACCCAATCAGCGTTCCCGCCCCCTGCCCTTTCCACGTTACAATTGACGCCCCATACTGGGAGCTGTTCCCTAGGCTTGGGGAGGCTGCGGCGCAGGCGCTGCCGGCCACCGTGTCCTATGTCGTGGCAACCGGTGTTCGCCCGTCAGGGGACGCGATCAACGCAAAGATGTACACAGACCCCGGGGCTTCCGGTGCCTGGGTAGAGGCCAACACAGTTGATTTCTGCCCCACGGCCGTGCTGGGGACCACTACGGGGTTCAACGACACGGTATGGCCAATAAACAGTGGCATCGACCTTTCTCTGGTCAGCCTCAACACCTACGCGATGATTGACAATGAGTTTGTAGCTATTACAGCTATAAGCTCAACGTCGGTCACCGTGTTGCGAGGGGTGCTGGACACTGTGCCGGCTGTACACACAGCCGGGGCTCGTATCTATTTTATTGAGGACACCTGTGAGACGGATGGCATTGAATATGCAACAGGAGAGGCTGCGAGGATTAGACTGCTACCAACAACCGGGAAGGGCACACTTGCGATAGGTTCAGCCACAGATCAGGTCCGCACCTTAAGCGCCAGGCAAGCCAGACCTTACCCCCCGCAGCGGGTTCGGCTAAACAACCTAGCCTACCCGTCATCTGTCCCCGGTGACGCTAGTATAACTGTCTCGTGGTCCCACAGAGACCGACTTCAGCAGACGGTTAGCTTGGTAGGGACAGAGACGGGGAACATAGGCCCAGAAGCTGGCACTACCAACACAGTCCGTGTCCTAACATCGGGGGGAACAGTAATTAG